AAGTATGCGTTGAAACTGACATTACAGAATTTCGCGACAAGTGGCCGCAAGACAATATAATATATTTAAAATACCCGGGTAAACTTGGGCAAAATTTTGCTTTAAAATATTACGATAGTTCAAATACTTTTGCTTATTTAACAAAAGATACAGATTATTTTATTGCTGAACATAACGGCTTAAATAGAATACAAATAGTTAACGCGCCTAATTTATACGATCGTATTAACGCAATACATATAGTTTACGAAGTTGAGCCTTACGAACAAGAAAATATACTCCCTTTAAAAATGGCTATGTATATGCTTATACAACACTATTACGACAACCGCAGCCCTGTAACGTTTTTAAAAGTTGATGAGTTACCTTTTGGTTATAGGTCAATTATAAATAATTATAAAAATTATATTTGGTAAATGCAGCCGGGACAATTTCGACATAAGACAGAAATAAATATAAAGTCAACGACACAACAAACCGACTTCGGCGAAATAGTTGAAATAGCAAGCACGCCTTATGTTAGATTTGCTTCCGTTAAATGGTTAACAGGAAAAGACGAAATTAACGACGAAGTTAGCAACCTTATAAAAAATGTAGAGTTTACATATAGATATGAAATTTTTATTTCACAACTAGCAAAAAATAATACTATTACATATCAAACAGAAACTTATTATATAAGTTCTATTAATATGCTAGGGCAAGGCAACCAACAAACAATATTAATAAAAGCACATACGGCGTTAAATTGATACCTAAATTTTCCATAACAGGCGACAAAGAACTTGACACTATATTAAGGGGTTTAGGTAAGGACGCAATAAAAGACAGCGAAATAAAACGAGCGCTTAAAAAAGTGGCGAAGCCTTTAATTCAAGACATACGCAAAAATATTAATAACGTTACCGGAAACCTAGGCAAGTCAATAGGCGTAATTAAAAAAATTAAAAGCCGTAAAGGTCGGCCGTTTATTTTAGTCGGGCCGCGTTACTATGGAAACTTTAACGGTTACCACGCGCATTTAGTTGAAGTTGGAAAACAACAATACGACGTTAGTTTTGACGAGCAACACAATATAAAAAGGGCTTTTGAAAAAAATAAAACTAAAGCTTTAAATGAAGTGAACCAGCATTTAATTACTATGCTGAATAAAAAACTTAATAAATTAAAATAATGGCTTTAAGTGTTGGTTTATCTGTGGGAAAAGCAATTTTTGATATACTCAAAAATAATTATGCTTTATTACAAATTACAGGAATGGACGTTGGTAAAATACAACCGGCACCACTTGTAAAACAAACTAACCCGGACGTATGCGTTATATATGAAATAGATAGCGTAAACCCGGTATATACAAAAAGAAACAGAACACTAAACAGCGCACCTTTGTACGTCGTTGACTTTTCTATTTATTGCGTTAATCGGATCTATTACCAAAACGTAAATTTAGCGCAAGCGGTAAGCGACGCACTAGACACCGCCGCAAATGGAACTTACAACAGTTTAAAAATTGACGGTATAAGTTTACAAAGTTCAAGTGAAGACTATAACAAGGAACGCAAATACTACTTAAATACTTTGAGTTTTCAGGCTCGAGTATTAAAATAATTTTTTATATTAATTAACCTAAACAGAAAAATAAAATGGCAACAGGATTATTAAACGGTACAGACTTAATATTAAAAGTAGGTACACCCGGAGTAAATGAGGTAATTGTTGCAAGCGCAACAACTTGCTCGCTTGACATTTCAATGGAAGAAATTGACCAAACTAATAAAGAGTCGGGCGGCTGGAAAGCTATAATTGGCGGCTTAAGAAGTTGGTCGGTTTCTTGCGATGCACTTTACCAAAATGAAGCCGTAGCATCTAAAAAAGCATTTAAGGACTTTTGGAACCACATAGGCGACGCTACACTTGGACGCACACCGGTAACGTTAGAGTTTACAATTGAGGGCGGCTCTGCGGCTGACAATAACGTATATTATAGCGGCGAAGCCTTTGTAAGTTCTTTAAGTTTAACAGGCGGAACGGAAGACCAATCTAGCTTTTCAATTTCGTTAGCTGGGACGGGCGTACTTGCACAAACTGACTTTATATAGATGAAAGCTAAAGTTGTTATTATAAACAAAAAAGACTATCCCGTTAAATATGGCTTTGCAGCCTTACGGGCTTTTACAGACGCGACCGGAGTAACTCTTGGACAACTTGGTACACTAGGCGAAAGCATGAACATAACGCAAGCGCTTGCGCTTGTTTGGGCGGGCTTAAAAGACGGCGCTAGGGTAACGAAGACCGATTTTGATTTAACTATTGACGACGTGGCCGACTTACTAGACGAAGACGGTAAAGCAATGGATAAAGTTCTTGCGGTATTTACCGAGTCTTTAGCCGGTGCAAGCAAAGGCACAAAAAAAAAGGTTTAGAAAATAGTAAGGTAAGCAAGCCAAGAAAAGACGCTTCTACTTTTGACGACTTAGAAACTATTGCTTTTGGCTGGCTTAACCTTACACCTAACCAGCTCGACGAATTAACGCCGCGTGAATTTGAAAACACGCTTCGAGGTTTTGAAAACTTAGAAGAACAGCGCGACCGTAACGAGTGGTATAGGTTTAGACTTTTGGCAAGTACGTTATTAATGCCAAGCACTAAAAACGGAAAAGGTATAAAGCCGGAAAAACTTTGGCCGTTCGAGTGGGAAAAGAAAAAAACCAAGTCCGAGAAAATGAGCGCCGAGCGTTTACAATATTTAAGCGATCGAGCTAAACAGTTTAAAAAATGAGCAAGAAAAATGTAAACGTAAAACTAGGCGCAGATATTACAGACTTCACTTCTAAAATGAAGTTAGCGGCTAAGACTTTTAACCAAACAGGCGCAAAACTTAGAAGCGTCGGCAAGTCTTTAAGCACAAATTTAAGCGCGCCTTTGTTGGCTATTGGTACGGGTGCGGTTATGGCTGCGGCTAATTTTGAAAAGTCGATGAATAAAGTAAAAGCCGTTACAAAAGGAACGACGGCTGACTTTAAAGCAATGGACACCCAAGCCAAAGAGCTAGGGCGTACAACGCAATTCTCGGCAAGTCAAGCCGCGGACGCTATGAGTTTCTTAGGTATGGCCGGGCTAGACGCCAAAGAAATAATGGACGCGATGCCGGCAACTTTAAACCTAGCGGCGGCCGGTAATTTAGAACTAGCAACGGCGGCAGATATTGCTTCGAATGTAATGAGCGGTTTCGGTGCCGAAGCTAAAGACTTAGGCCAATTTGTTGACGTACTAGCGGCCGGGTTTACAAATAGCAACACGGATCTAAACCAACTTGGCGAAGCAATGGCAAACGCGGCGCCGGTAGCTTCCGGTTTTGGGGTTTCAATAGAAGAAACAACCGCGGCAATTGGCTTGCTATCAAACGCCGGTATTCAAGGCGGCGCAGCCGGAACATCTTTAAAAAATATATTAGTACAATTAGACGAACAAAGCGAAAGTTTAGGTTTGTCAATATACGACGCAGCCGGTAATATGATACCGTTAAGCGACCAACTTGCACAACTAGAAAGTAAAGGCTTGTCAACTTCCGATATAATGGGCAAGTTTGGAAAAATAGCCGGCCCGGGTTTATTGGCTTTAATGAAAGAGGGATCTAGTGGTTTGTCTGACTTAACCGGTACGTTAGAAAATAGCGGCGGTACAGCTAAGAAAGTAGCCGACCAACAAATGCAAGGTTTAGCCGGTACAATGACAAGGTTAAAAAGCGCAACCGAGGGGCTAGCTATTTCGTTCGGCGAGTTAATACTCCCGGTTATTGAAAAACTAGCAAACTTTGTTATAGGTTTAGTTACAGCGTGGACTAATTTAGACGGCGGAATTAAAATTGCAATTATTACATTTGCAACTTTAGCCGCTACACTCGGGCCACTTATTGCAATATTTGGCGCGATTGCGTCCCCTATTGGTTTGGCTGTCATAGCTATTGCAACTTTAGCCGCGGCGTTTGTTTATGTCATTGACAATTGGGAAGCATTAAAAGAGCGTTTCACTTCCGTAGCTTGGTGGAAAAATATGCTTATTGATATGCAAATAAAATTTAATGAGTTTGCTGGCTTCTTATTTGACGGTTATAACAAAGTTTTAGATTTTTTAGGAATGGAAACCGTTGCCAATCCTTTTGACACGGCAATAATTGGTTTAAAAGATTTAAAAGACGAAACTGTACAATTTAAAAACGAGTTTGGAACTTTTGGCGACGCGGTAAGTAACGCAGCCGACAAAGCAAAGTCGGCGCTTGGTGGAATAGGTGCGGTTATTGGTTTCGGTGGCGGTGGCGGTTCGGAGTCAAGCGGAGAAAGTGGCGGCGAGTCCGGTGGCGGTGGCGGAGAAGAAAGCGGCGGCGAAGAAAGCGGCGGTACTTTAACCGGTGCGTTAACAGTTGTTAAAGGTAAGTTTGACGGTTTAATAGCCAGCTCTAAAGAGTTTGGCGTTGCTATGGCTACAGACTTCGCGGCCGGTATGGGGGAAGCTATTGCAAGCGGTCAAAAGTGTGGTCAAGCCTTTAAACAAATATTTGCCGATATGCTAAAACAAATAATTGCATTAATAGTACAAGCGGCTATACTTGCGGCACTCTTTGCAATGATACCGGGACTTGGTGCAGCTTCCGGGTTTGCTAAAGGAGGAATGGGTTTTAAAGATATACTTTCGGGAAGTTTACAAGGTAGAGCAAGCGGCGGACCTGTTGCAGGCGGTACGCCTTACATGGTAGGAGAAAACGGCCCCGAATTATTTATGAGTAATACAGGCGGGAATATTGTACCGAACCACGCGCTAGGCGGTGGCGGTCGTTTACACGGTCAATTTACTCTAAGCGGTGCCGATATGATTCTAGCAATAGACAACCAACTTGCAGCGGATACGAACGGTTCTAACCCCGGTTTACAAGCCGGTACTGCGTCTGTATTGTAGGTTAATACTTAAAGGTTTAAAAAATGAGTAGTTTATATTATACAAGTACGTTTTATTCTAAGGTTCAAGGTAAGGAGTGGACTATTGAAATAAAAGCTAAAACCTTAACAGCCGGAAACGAAACAGAATTTAAACTTCGCGCGGACGGTTTTAAGGTTAAATGGAATAAAGGAAAAGACGAAAAATTAAGTCAAATTAAAACGTCAAAATTAACCTTTGGCTTCATAATAGAAAACGAAACAGATCGCGACGCAATAAA